GTTATTACTTTTGTTGAAGATGAATACTCTGATGGACTTGTAGAAAGCGTGCCGTATGTAGCAAAGAAAGAGTGGGAATAATGGCAATTCGTAATTTATCAACAGCCAGTATTTCTACTGGTGCTAAGCGTTCCAAATTTTGGGACCAGAGTGCTGTTCTTTCAAATGCTTCGTTTGAATCTATTGCTACTGTAACGGTTCCTGCTGGGGGACAATCATCTATTTATTTTGGTTCAATTCCAGGCACATATAAACACTTACAAATTAGAGGAATTTATAGAGATACTTGGACTGCTGCTGGTGTTGGTGAACTTTATCTTTTTCCTAACTCGGATACAACAACATCATATTCCAGCCATTGGTTAACAGGTAATGGTTCAACTGCGGTTGCATCTAGTCTTACTTCACGAAGTGACGGAATGTTTCTTGGTCAGGGAGTAAGAGGCGGTTCTCTTGGCAGTTCATTTGGTGCGTTTGTTATAGATATTCCTGATTATGCATCTACCAGTAAATATAAAACAGCAAGAGCAATTGCTGGCGCAGACATTAATGCTGCTGGTGGTGGTGCTGTAATTCAATCAGCATCATGGCAGAAAACAAATGCTATTAGTTCTTTAAACATTACACCAAATGGCACTGGTTTTGCACAGCACACAACGATAGCACTTTATGGGATTAAGGGGTAATCATGGCTACAACATATGAATTAATTATGTCTGGAACCTGTAGTGGAACTTCTTCTACATTAAATAGTATACCAACCACATATACAGATTTAGTTCTTGTTATCAACTATTCATTTGGTGGTTCTTATGGAGGCTATAACAATGCTCTTCAAGTAAATGGTGGAAATGCTACGCACTCAACTACTGTAGTTGGTGGCAATGGAAGCACAGCAAGTTCTAGTTATCAAGCAAGTAATACTGAGTGGCTTATGTCATTTCCTATAGGCTCTCCAACAACTCAAGCATCAGGAATAGTTGTAGCGCATTTTAATAATTATGCAAATACAAATATATATAAACCTGTTTTAATTAGACATAATGTTCCATTATCATCAGCACCAGGATTGCAACAGGGTATTGGTTTATACCATTCAACTACTGCAATTAACTCCATTACGGCTCAACTCTTGCAGAAGGAACAATGTATCTCTACGGAATTAAGGCTGCATAAATGGCAAATACATATGAATTAATTGAAACAAAAACAATTACAGGCGGAACCAACTTTACTTTTTCTGGCATACCTTCAACATATAAAGATTTACATTTGTTGTGGTCAGGTAAAGAAACCTACAGTGCTGGTGGCGGAGCCATTAATTTTGTAATGCAATTTAATGGTATAGCAACTGATTATCAAACTAGAAATGTTTATACCTATGGTGCTTCTAGTAGAGTATCTGAATCTCCAACTACAATTACTTTACAAGGCGTAACTGGGGCAAGATTATGTTACGGAAACAATTCAAGTTTTGGTGCAGGTCAAACTGGTTTATATTCAAGCGGTAGTTTGTATGTGCCAAATTATGCAAGTAACAAAAACAAGGCTTGGAGTTGTGATACCGCAATAGAAGATAACAATACATTAGTTAATACTGTATTTTTTAGTGGCGGTGTTTGGACATATAGTGGAAGTCCAGCAATTAGTTCTATTACCATTGGAACAGAAGTGGGAACATTTATTTCTCCTTCAACATTTTACTTATATGGAATCAAATAAACAAAGGAGCAAAAATGGAAAAGTTAACACGAATTGAAGTTTGCTGCGGTGGGTGTGAACCTAAGTGCGGTAAGTGTGGAGAAATTCAAGTTATTGAACTTACAGATGCAGAAGTTGCACAAAGAGAAATTGATATAGCAGCAGCAGAAGCACGCCGTGCAGAAGAATTAGCGGCAGAAACAGCCAAAGTAGCAGCAAAAGAATCTGCTAAAGCAAAACTTGCAGCACTTGGATTAACACCAGAGGAAATTGCAGCCCTCTAAATAATACTCATAACTATTTTAAAGGAGCACTGTGGCTGGTCGTGATATTACCGAAGGTCGTTCTAGTAGAGCGATTGCGGTTGACTTAGGTATTGTATCGTCTTCTGCTACTTGGCAGAATACAGCAGAAGCATATGACATTGCTATTGGTGGCTTGCCATTTTTCTATGCCATCTCAGATGCAAGACCATATCGTAGACAGACTGCACCATTTCGTAAAGACCAATTTGATAATGGTTCAGAACCAGGTGAGCAATCACTTACTGGTTGGTGGATTCGTTCTCAATCTTCTTTTCATGGTGGAGCAGGTATTAAGTTCTATGACCCATCTGCTGGTGAAACTGTAGCACACAGATTTACTGACAGCAAGGGTGTTGATGTATGGACTAAGGGACAAGTTACCATGCTCAAAGATGTTAGTACTGCTCACGTAACTACAGGTCCAGTTGAATCTAACGGTCGTTCATTCCAACAATTGCGTTCTATTAAATGGGGTAGCAATAATGGTGTACTATTACACGATGGATATGATGTAGACAAGATTAATACCGCTGGAACAGAGACTCACTTTATTGATTTTAATGCTGGTTCAGATGATAAAGTATATGCAATCTGCGATGATGGCACTGATGCTTACTGGGTAACTAATGATACTGGACCAACTGGTAAATTAGAAGTAAATAAAAAGCCACTGGCTGGAGATGCATCTACATCTAAAACAGTATTGTTTACCGCTGCTGGTATTACGGTAACTAATGCAACTATGGAATATGTCAAAGACCGTATTGTTATGGCTGCTAATAATAAGATATACGAGTTCTCTACAGCCGCATCTTCATTACCTACCGCTGTATATACACACTCTGACTCAGATATTATCTTTACCTCTATTGCAGCATCTGGTCCTGCTATTTACGTTGCTGGCTTTAGTGGAATTCAATCATCTATATTTAAGTTTACCCTTAATACATCTGGTGCTATGCCAAGTATTACCTCAGCCATTACTGCAGCGGAGATGCCAGTTGGCGAAATGATTCACAAAATTTATTACTATCTAGGTTATATGATGATAGGGACAAACAAAGGAATCCGTGCAGCAGTTGTCTCTGACCAAGATGGCTCAATTAATTATGGTCCACTTATTGTGGAAACTACTCAGCCTTGCTATGACTTTGCTGCACGAGACAAGTTCGTTTGGTGTGCAACCAGCGTAGGTGGAGAGCCAGGAGTTATTCGCATTGACCTTGGTAATGAAATAGAAACCTTACGCTTTGCTTATGCAAACGATTTACATTATGCAGATGTGACTGGCGTACACACTACGTCTTGTGCATTCTTAGGTGAAACAAATAGGCTTGCATTTTGTACAGAAGCAGTAGACCAAAAGTCTGTAACCAATAAAGAACGTACTGGTACTACTGCCACTATTACATCTAATGCTCATGGCTATATTGCTGGAGATAAAATATATGTCATAGGTGTAGATGCAGCATTAGATGGTGACTTTACAATTACCTCAGTAACTACAAATACAATTTCCTATACAACTGCCACATCTGGAACTATTGCATCCACTGCAGTTACTACTGGATTTGTCGGTAAACCTGGTTATTCTTATATTGAATCAGCATCTACGTTAAGGTCTACTGGGTATCTTACTACTGGATTTATTAGATACAATACATTGGAGCCAAAGAACTTCAAGCGTCTTCTTGGACGTGGAGACTTCAACTACGGCACATTAACTATGGATGTTATAGATAAAAGCGGAACTGAGTATGATATTATTACATACAGTTCTACAGTACCAGCGGTTGAGGTTACAACATCACAACCTGAGACAGCACAAGAGTATGTAGCATATAAGTTTATCTTTGGTAGAGATGCTACAACTACATCTTTGGGTCCAACCTTCAAAGGATACCAAGCAAAGGCTACTATCGCTACGCCTCGCCAGCAAATCATGCAGTTTCCACTGTATTGCTTTGATGTCGAAACAGATAGATACAACGTTCAAGTCGGATATGAAGGAAGAGCATTTGCTAGAATTCAAGCACTTGAAAATATTGAAAAGAGTGGAGACGTAGTTACACTACAAGACTTCACGACTGGTGAATCTCGCCAGATTGTAATTGAACAGATATCGTTTACTCGCGGAACTCCACCAGACAGAGGCTTCAGTGGCTTTGGTGGTATCCTTGAGGTAACCATTAGAACAGTATAGGAAATCATGATGACACCAACCGACTGGGCTGGACTAGCCGTAGCCATTACCACATTAATAGGAGCATTAGCAGCCTCAATTAGGTGGATGGTTAAACATTATCTTACTGAACTTAAACCAAATGGTGGGTCCAGTTTAAAAGACAAGGTCAATCAGTTGGACGACAAAGTAGAGTTCCTAACAGAGTTAGTACTACAGGCACTAAAGAAATGAGGGACAATGGCAACTGTTGCCAAGAAAGCCACACCTGCTGCAATTGCTGTGCTGCGCCAAGCGACGGCATTAAGACCGAAGCGCAAGAGGGCCAGCGATGGTCTGCTACCATCTGCTGCTCACCTGAAGGCCAGCCCAACTTCGGACCACAATACTGGGCTAGCAGTAGACTTGACGCATGACCCAAAGAATGGGATTGATTGTGCTGAGATATTTGAATATCTGAAAACAGATAAGCGTGTAAAGTATTTAATATTTAATAAGAAGATTTGGTCCCGTATACAATACGGTAGACCAGGCCAGGGCTATGGCCTTAAAACTAAAGCCACTCCCAAAAAAGAAAGAGAGCAAATGAAGAAGTTCAAGTTATCAGCAAAGCAAAAGGCAGCATTTAAGTCTTACCTGCGAGCAGTCCTTGCTTCAGCAATCACTTTAGGATTGGCATTAGCAGCCGACCTAGCACCACAGTACGCCATTGCAATCGGCGCTGTGTTCGGTCCATTGGCTAAATGGGCGGATAAGGCTGAAGAAGATTTTGGAGTAGGCTCCAAGTAATACCCTTTAAAAGGCTTTAAACGGCCTTTAGAGACGCGAAACCCCCCGACCTTAGGTAATTACCTTTGGAAGGGGGGTCTTTTGTGTTTTCTAAGTAACCTTCCCCTTATTACTTAGCCAACTCTTTTGTGACCCACAGCACATATCCTGGTTGTACAAGATATCCCTTGCTTGGGTTTGGTTCTATGTCACAGGTTATCTCTTCCCCGTACAACTCAACTGCTCGGCGAAGTACTGAGGTAGGTACAATAAGTACCACACCTTCTAGTACAAACGCCCAGTACTCAGCCTTTGTAGCAGATAAGCCTGAGGCATACCAAGACTGGTTATTGTGAGACCAACACTCGGTTTCTATATAGATGTTGTTTGTGTTCTTCCACTTTAAATCAGTCTTGACTTCTATTGTTTTGTTACCAGTGAGTAACCCTTCAACCAGTTTTTCACCAGCCTGACCTACGGATAAGTCCAAATCAAAGTCAGATAGTTTACTCATTATATCCTATTGTATATATTATATATATATTATAATAGACCCCAGAGGGGTCTTATATATATTATCTTATGTATTTAATTATACACCTGACAAAGATAGATGTCAAGTATATTTTATAGTTGACAAATATATATAAATAATATATAATACAACTATGGCAATAGAACTACAAGGATATACATTACCTGAGCATATATCATACTCAGCATTTACAACATTCATTGACTGTGGTTATCAGTATTACCTAGGTCGATTACTTCAACTACCCGAAGAACCTTCGGTAGGTCGATTACTTCAACTACCCGAAGAACCTTCGGTGTGGTCTGTGGGTGGCTCCGCCTTTCACTCAGCAACTGAGGCTTGGGATTTGGAGAACCTATAATGTTACTAGCACAAAACTATTGGGACAAAGCATGGGCTAAAGAATCAGATGGTAAAGATTTAACCTTTGCTAGGGTTGGTGGTCGTGCCACTAAAGCATTCCCTAATAAAGAGAACGTAGATTTTTGGCAAAAGACTGGACCTGAATGGGTTCAAGCATACATTGATTGGCGTATTGCTAATCACAACTGGAAAATCTGGCACACACCAGAAGGCGCACCTGCCGTTGAATTGGGTTTGACACCTACCTTTGCTGATATACCTGTTAAAATGGTTATCGACAGAGTCTTTGAAGTTGATGGTGAATTAGTCGTGGTTGACCTCAAGACTTCACAGCAAACCCCTTTCAGCACGCTACAACTTGGCTTCTACCGCCTAGGACTTAAACAGGTTCTAGGGGTAGATGTTAAGTACGGAGCCTACTGGATGGCAAGACAAGAGGGAACTACTCCACTCATAGACTTAACTGGATACACAGATGAGAAGTTAGAGTATCTTGTAAGTAACTTTGATAAGGCACGCAAGGCTGGAATTTTTATACCAAATACAAACAACTGCAACAGATGTGGACTGACAGAGTATTGCCAGTTCTCATCTAAGAAATGAGGAAACATGGCTAATGAAGACTGGAAACTACAAGTTTCCTATAAGACACCTAGTGGGGATATGATTAATATCCGTGCTAACACAGCAGAAGAACTGTCTGTTCTACTTGAAGGCATTGGAGATTACTCAACACAGATTGCAGCAACGCAACAGAAAGTTGTAGGTGCTTACACTCTAACCCCTTTATCGACATCGAGTTCCACTACAAGCACAACGCACTCGAACTACTCCGCTCCAACCCCAGTCAGTACAGCATCAGGTACCGCAGCACCAGTATGTAAGCATGGTCCACGTATTTGGCGTGAGGGGTTGCGACTCTTCTTTCAAGATAGAAAGGAACCAGGATGCGTACACTTGTCCGCTCAGTTGGTCGTGCCAGTATCGGAGGGGAACCTTTACCTTCCTGCTTTAAGGCGTTCGACTCCAACAAAATCATTGTCCGTCGTTCCGAAGTTTCGATGTTCGCAGCAGCGCCAGGTGTGGGTAAATCAACCTTAGCATTAGCATTAGCACTTAAGATGAAAGTGCCGACGTTGTATATATCGGCAGATACTAACGCTCATACGATGGCTATGCGATTAGCATCTATGATTTCGGGTAAGAGTCAATCAGATGTGGAAGGAATGCTGTCATCTGATTTAGGTTGGACAAAGGCAACTCTATCAAAGAGTAGTCATATTGTTTGGTCATTTGAATCAGCACCAACTCTTCAAGATATTGATGAAGAAGTTCAAGCATTCGAAGAACTATGGGGTTGTCCACCAGTTCTTATTATTGTAGATAACTTAATGGATGTAGCCACCGATGGTGGTGAAGAGTTCGCTTCTATGCGAGCCATCATGAAGGAGTTAAAATATCTTGCTCGTGCAACTAATGCTGCTGTCGTTGTGCTTCATCATACTAGTGAAGCAGTGGTTGGTTCTCCGTGCCAGCCGCGAAGTGCTATTCAGGGTAAGGTTGCACAACTACCTGCTCTCATCTGCACTCTCGGAGTTGTTGGGACCTCAATGGGAGTCGCACCAGTTAAAAACAGATACGGAAGAGCAGACGCAGGAGGTGGACTCATGACATGGATTGCGTTCAACCCTGAGTATATGTTCGTTGATGATATTCCAGAGAACCACTAATGCAAAAAGATATTGGTAGATATACAGTTACCATTGCACTGAACAGTAGATATTGTTTTGGTGTGGGATTTGAAAGATATCCTATCATTGAATGGAGTGAGGATGAAGCAGCGCAGGTTGCTGGTTGGGTCACTAGACTTGACTTCTTATTCTTCTTCATAAACTTTACTAAGTTTCCTAAGGTGGCATGGCGTGAGTAGTTATGGTAAGCGTAAAGGTTCCACCTTTGAGACTTCAGTTATGAAGTGGCTTAGGTCTAAGAAGGTAATTGCTGAACGTCTTACTAAAGCAGGCTCTAAAGATGAAGGCGATATAGTTGCTATGGTTGCTGGGCAAACTTATATATTTGAATTAAAAGCAACCAAGAAGATTGACCTACCTAGATTTTGGGCAGAAGCCACAGTTGAAGCAGAGAATTACGCTAAGGCTAGAGGCTTAGATGAAGTACCACCTAGATATGTCATAGTCAAAAGACGTATGGCTGGTATAGATAAAGCCTGGGTCGTAGAGAATTTGGAGCAATGGATTGAGAGGAACTGTGAATGACTTACCAAGTATTAGAGAAATACTTATCCACTATGGGGCGAGTCTCCGCAAAGGTCATGGCCAAGTCAATCTCAAATGCCCGTTTCATGGGGACACACACCAAAGTGGGAGCGCGAATCTTGATGACAATATATTCATCTGTTTTGCTTGTGGAGTCCAAGGTAATTCTTTACAAATCGTTGCTCAACAAGAAAGGGTAGACATTCGTGAAGCAAAAGGAATCGCAGAAAGAATTGCTGGGACAAGCAACTCAGAAGTACGCGGCAAACATTTATCAGGCAGAAGCCTACCTAAAAAGTCGCGGTATAACAATGGAAGTAGCACGGTTGGCTCGATTAGGCGTAGTCGCGGAGCCTGAGGTTGGACATGAAGCATTCACAGGACGACTATCCATACCGTATATTACCAAGAGTGGCGTTGTCGATATTCGTTTTCGCTCTCTTAATCCTGCTGTTGAACCTAAGTACATGGGAATGACTGGTTCAGATACAAAGATGTATAATGTTTTGGACATAGAAAAGGCTGGAGATTATATTGGAATATGTGAAGGAGAGATTGATACAATTACAATGTCTTCTTTAGTTGGTATCCCATGCGTCGGTGTTCCTGGTGCTAACAGTTGGAAGAGACATTACACTAGATTACTCGCTGACTTTGAAAGAGTTTATGTTTTTGCAGACGGAGACCAACCAGGAAAAGAGTTTGCTACATCACTAGCAAGGGAGTTACCTATTACTATCATACAATTACCTGATGGTCAAGACGTTAACTCTATGTACGTGCAAGAAGGTTCTTCATACTTTCATCAAAAGGTGGGTGTAAATGTATAGCAGAAAACCAATACCACCATGTCCTGAATGCGGTCAGCATTTTGAGAATGCATTTGATGCTACTGACCATCTACTTGAAGATGATGAAGAGTTTGACCCAGCATTAGTACTGCCTAATGGGTATAGGTTAATGGTTGGTTCTTTACTTAGGTGTATGTATAGATATGCCGATAGTCCTGAACACATTAAAGGTATAGCAGAATCTACATACATGACATTGTTTACAGCAGAGACTCAACCAAATGTTGTCGCAGGTATAATCGAAGACATGATAGTTGATACACAGATGACGGACTTAGATGAAGAACTTAAACGCCTACTTGAAAGAGGGAACTGACGAATGGCAAATCATCCAGCATTTATTAAATCAAGGATTCAAGATAACGAACATCACCCTAAACCAAAACCAAATGGAGGTGATGATATCCGTTCCTCTTTCGAAAAATCCAGAGCACGAATCACTTGAAGATTCCTTCAAGGATATGGCTAACTATGCAATCATTGGACTGCTAGTTCTGAGAGATAAATGGGATAAGTAAATGAAAGTTATAGTCTGTGTGTCAGATTTGCAGGTGCCTTACCATGATAGGAAGGCAGTCTCTGTCCTTTCCCGTTTTATTAAATCTTACAAGCCCGATGAAGTTGTATCGGTTGGAGATGAAATGGATATGCAGACGATATCAAAATGGAGTAAGGGTACTGACTTAGAACACGAGAAGTCTATTGCTAGAGATAGAGATGAAACATATCGTGTGCTTGAATCATTAAAGATTAAACATATGATTCGTAGTAATCATACCGATAGATTATATAATACTATCAAGATGAGAGCACCAGGATTAGCAGGACTACCTGAATTAGAGTTAAAAAACTTCCTTAAACTAGATAATCTAGGCATAAAATACCACGAAAAACCCTATGAATTAGCCCCAAATTGGCTACTTTTACATGGTGATGAGGGCAACGTTCAACCTACTGCTGGTGCTACCGCACTTGGATTAGCCAAGCGTGCTGGTATGTCAGTAGTCTGCGGTCATACGCACCGCATGGGCTTGACACATTACACACAATCATACTTCGGTGGTAATCCTAAAACTATTTGGGGATTAGAAGTTGGTTGCTTAATGGACTTTAAGTTTGCTAAATATATAAAGGGTGGATTGTTCACATGGCATAAAGGCTTTGGTGTATTGTATGTAGATGGAAATAAAGTTATGCCGCATTTAGTTCCAGTAAATATGGACGGCTCATTTGTATTCGATGGAAAGGTTTGGAAATAATTTAATATGGACTGGCAACGAATTGAGAAGTGGGACTATGTAGTAGTAGCCGTTGCTTCGGAATACCATAAGAAGTTTGGTATGGTTGAACTAGAAGATATAAAACAATCTCTCTATCAATGGTTCGTTGAGCACCCAAACAAACTTGACGAGTGGGAAGCAATAGGTGAGAAGGATGCTAAGAATTTAATCTATCGTTCACTTAGAAATCAAGCATTAGATTATTGTCAGAAGTGGAAGGCCAAGTCAGTTGGCTATGATGTCAGCGACATACACTATTATGAGCCAGTAATTGTTGAGGCTATCTTGCCAGCAGTATTGCGTGGTGAGTATGGTGTAAGCCACAAGTTAAATCTAGGTGGAACTAATCGTCCACAAGCACCATCTGAAGGTGGCAACTTAAATGTAATGATGTTCGAGATTGACTCTGCGTATTACAAGTTAAGTAAAGAGGATAGAAAATTACTATTCTTGCGACACGCAGAGTCTCTCGACTTCAAGGAGATAGCGAACTACCTTGAATTGTTTAGCGAGGATACTGCTCGCATGAGACATAAGCGAGCAATTAAAAGATTAATAAATAAGATAGGTGGATTCAGACCATATCTTGAAGAGGACTCACCCGATAAAGAGAAGTCCGAAGAAGATGAAGTAGAAGAAACTAATCACGCCTCCAATGAACATGAGTGGCACGATGACAGGGGCGCAGAAGATGAGCAAGTCAGTTAGTCTTCTCATCCCACATCCATTCCTGTTCCATTGGGTCAACCCATAGGCTCTCGCCATAGTCTGCCCAAAACTTTGCTAGCATTTCTTCTTCTTCATCTTTATCAGTAATGTCAGGTGGTCTGTTATTCATCATCGCCCCACATTCTGTCAGGTTCTCCACAGATACAATGACGCTCTAGTTCACCGCAGTCACCGCATTCATCTGCTAATCCTAAAGCAACATCATCACCCATTAGCCACATAGGTTCACTCATGTTGCTTGCTTCTTTCAGGTAATGTATATTTATACATAGTCACACTACCTTCGCTATCACTAAATAAGTTATCGAAGTTCCCATCAAGTAGTCCATATAAATCTTCATTAGAAAAATCTACATCGACATCTAATTGTAGTTCGAATTTAATTGTTTCAAATGTTGTCATGCTATCCTTTCCAATATGGTTTACTCTTAGTCTTTGCTGCTATTAGTTCTTTATACTGCCGTTGTCCTGCGTCTAGAGCAGAAGCATACCTATCTAACCTAGCGATTATCTCCTGCGCTAAATGATATGACTCTAACTTCTTAAAGCCAAAGCCCATCAATGTATTCATAACCTTGTCGTGTCTATCGCTATGATACTTCAGAACCATTGTTATCCTCTTCATCTATCCCGAACATATCAGCGAGCATCTTGTTTGCTTCTTCTAGTATCTTAATTGCTGTGTCCATTTATCCTCCTGTTGAGTAGAAGCCTGTCCCATTAAACTTGATTGGAACTGCGTTGTATTCTCTACGCATTTCCCTACCGCATTGTGGGCAGTCAACTACATTATCTCTGTCGTCTACACTACGAGATAATACTAACTGTGTCTTGTCATCAAGACATCTATATTCATATGTTGGCATCTATAACTTCTTTCCCTTTAGTATTATATCCGTCAAGCCATATGTTAATTAGAAGTTCCCTTACTCTATCTTCTGACCAAGCGTCAGCACATAGGAAGGTAGCCATTTCATCTAGCCATACCCTTGCTTCTGCGTTTATCATTAGAACTCCCAACTAATCCAAAAGAATACCAAGTCTAAGTCAAAGGTATATTTATTTAGACCGAAGCCTATGCCTATACCCCTAAAGTTTTCATATCATAGATACTCTTGTATCTCTTTGGTTTCATTAGTGATAACCCTTCTTCTGAAAGAACGACCAAGCATTACAAGGCGTGTCATATCTGTGATAGATATACTTAAGCCCTCTGTCAATTTGCTGTGTTGGTGGTGTCTTAGGGTCTAGCCCTAGCAACTGCGGAATACCGCCAGCATTCTTGCCCATTACTTTAATCTTATTAAATGCTTCAGGTCTCCAAGCACTTTCCTTGCCCCATAACTGAACGAGACATCTGTATTCTTTATAGTGCCAATCAAGTAATTGGTCTAAAGCATAGGCTTTACTATCTTCTACTGTCCACTTCTTTTCTTGCTCTTTACTAATATACTTATCGGCTGTATCTGTTATTGGAAAAGCAGAAGCAAATCCAAGTGCGAAAGCAAGTGTGATAGATACTATAACTCTATATCTGTTTCTCATATCTTTCCTCTCTGTCGAACTTTATTCTATTCCTCACCTTATTGGCAAAGGTAATCTTCTTGCTTCTATCGAAGCCTACTATGGGTAATTTGGCGGCAAGCATTCTCTCACCTGCCATAACGCCACCCCATACGCCGTGCTCTAAGTTATCCTTACGCATACCTTCTTCTAAACATAAGTCCTTAACACTACACATATCACATATCTTTAATGCTTGTATAGTTCTAGCAATTAACATCTCACTATCTTTAAGGGAAGGTCTACCCTTCCTATCTTGTTCTACTTCATCAGAAAACCATAGGTCAGGGTCGTCGCTGTTGCGACACAATCCATTCTTACTTAATATATTTTTATTCTCTTTGCTGCCACGATTGACAATATAGTAATTCCAAAATGTTGCTTGACCCTTCTTCATATCTATCCTCTACTGTGAGCAGGGACGCATACTGCTTGTATAGTAGCGTTCCGTAATTGTATAGCCCACGCTTGGGCTTCTTCTAAGGTCTTAAATAAACCATAGGATACTATGCCATCTTCGGTATCTGTAAGTGTAATGTATCCTTCTCGCCACGAACCAGCAGGTTCGTGATTAACTACAATATCTTGTGATGACATAGTATCCTTTCGGTTATTAGGTATATATTAGGCAGAGAACACGACATCGACATATCCGTCAAGTCGTGAGTGGGTAGCAATAAGACCCTTCTTGCCTGTTAAATGCTTGTATGTGCCGTCGCCTAGCGAAACCCATACTGACTTAGGCTTAAAGCGTGTCTGTCCTACGCTAGCCTTTACAATAGTTCCACGAGGATAGAAGTCATTGTCCATATCTAGTGGAAGTGAAGCGAGTTCATCTACAATCTCTTGTAGAGAGTAAGCGATACTTGTTAGGTAATCGCTATTGATTGTCGTTGCTGACATATCATTACCTTTCATTGTCGTGTTATCTACCTAGCACCTTACTAGATAGGGGGTGAGCAGTTTAATGTCGTGCTCAGGACAATCCGCTAACCGCAATCAAGGGCTAGAAGGAATACTAGAAGTCAAGTGGTTCTTTACTATACCACTTGCGTGAATACCAATTATCATCTGATAGGTATCTATTTATATACTCTTGTTCTTGGACTATGGAGAACTTGTCGGCTTCATTATAGCACATACAATCCGTCATAGTCATACCGCAATCGAAGCAGTTCATACACATATCGCAGTAGTATGGATTATCTTCCATATCTATATCTTCATCACACCACATACACTTGGTTAGTATATCGGTATCTTCTTCCATACTTGTGCTTATCTGCTTGTCGAGATAGTCATCATACCCATAGTAGTTGGTGTATGAAGTAGTGCGTGGTGTAGATACTGTGCGCTTGTGTGATTGGTTCGACCACCATACACCGCTATCGTCCCAAGTGCCTAGACTTTCGTTAATAATATACATAGTGTATTTGGCACTAGGGTCTAAGGTCATAATTGCTACCTTACTACCACTAGCCCAAGACGACACCATATCATATACATATTCGTCATCTAACGCAGACACACCACCTAGTCGTGGCAGTAATTCTTCTGCCATAATTCTAGTGTCGCTACGCTTATCACCCTTAGGTATATGAATATCTAACACACCATTGTGAGCGAGATAAGTCAGGTCGCTATCGCCTACCTTAAAGGGGTGGCAATTCTGTTCGTTCTTTACTCCGTGAGTAGCGTATCGTGCGTGCCACATAGCGTAGCCATTAGGATACTGCTCACGCAGTTCTAAGAACCGCTTGACCGACTTCTTCGCAGACATACTGCGTTCAGATATAATACCTTCGGGTGTCTGTATCGCAAAGCCGAAGCCGTGCGGATTACTACACGCACCATTGTGTAAGTCATCTTTACTCGGTGTCGAGTTCGGATTACATACTACCAATAGACACATACCTACCCCCTTTACGCATTTATCTTCTCTATATTCTTTAGATTTATATGAGATACTTTGGACATACGCTCATATAAATTAGGATAGAAACCATTGTTGGCTTCTACATAGTCATAGAACCAATCCCACTTTAGCATACCCAACTTAACATCTGATAGGGTCATATCTCTAGTGTATTCTATGCTTGCGTGTGCTAACTCAATAGCACTTAGAACACCGCTAGGCTTAGTAGTTCCCCTAAAGAACCGCAGTTCTAGCGTGTGTTCGTTCTGCGTATTGACCGCAGAATATCTTTCGGTGTGGCTTCGTCTATCTAACTTATGCTTGACGGAGAAGTATGGTCTATCGTATTCGTCATACTGCCACACATCATTAAACTTCGCATAGTCAGACTTGCGACCAGCGAACTTCATCATCTCTGGTGCGTTCTTATAGATAAGCGTTAGCCACCTATGCGTATGCGCACCACTCTTAAACCCTGCCCTGCTTGCGTGGATATGGATACCGCAACTCTCTGCGTCCCACGACCTTGCTTGCTCATTATCACGCAGATACTCTAAACCTTGCCATAGGTTAGACATCTGACTAGTCCAATGTCCAAAGGATAGTGGGTGAGATACTAACTCGAAGCCAGCATATCCACCCCTACCAATACTGCTATCATCTTTAAGGTAGATACTATCGCCTACCTTGCTTTGGATATACTGCGCACTCTCTCGCAGATTACCCGACCTAATCTCCATCTCTAACTCTAGCCCGAAGTATAGGTTATGCTTATCATCACCAAAGAAGGTTGGGTTAGGCTTGTATGAGTATTGGTTGATTACTCTACCACCACGACCACCTTCACCGCACCCTTCACACTCTCTACTAAAGTATTGGTCGCAATCTTCGCAGTATGAACCTTCGTGTTCATAGCAACCTTCGCACCAATACTCACCCCTATCTTCGATATGATATTGGCTAATACTATCGGGATAAGTATTGCTACATCTTTCGCAGTAGCAAGTGTTATTCTCCCAACAACTCTCGCAATAATCACCGACACCTTCGACATAGTGGGAACTGTCGTTGCTCATATATTCTTCGCAATTATCGCACCACGACCTACAATCTTCACATAGTAGGCTATCATCTACGAAGCATAAGTCATCTTCGTTAGTAGTAGTATAATCGCAAGAAGCGCAAGTATATTCTTCCACTTCATCATCTATCGGCATATCATCACCCCCTTGTAGCCTATATTATAGCACCTTGCTATAACCTAGTCAAGCACCT